ACTAATACCAGAAAATTTATGATAGGTATTGACAGATCTAAGATGAGGCTGTATGATGTTGCTGATAGTACATCTGTTATGGATGTAGAGGAGGAAGAGATGCCTCAGTTCTCTGAGACAAAAAACCGATTGTCCAAATTTGCTGAATGGAACGTATAAAGTATTATGACTATAGATTTTGATAAGTATACTGAGTTTGTAGATGCTGTTACTAGTGATAGCAGTAAAGATTTTGTTAGTCTTGCTGATCGTTTAGGTGATCTGGATAGACAAGGTGCTAACATAGAACGTCTTACTACTGCTGCTATTGGAATTGCTGCTGAAGGTGGTGAATTTGCAGAGATAGTAAAGAAGATGGTATTTCAGGGCAAACCTTGGAATGAAGATAACCGAGAGCATCTTATCATTGAACTTGGTGATGTTATGTGGTACGTTGCACAAGCATGTATGGCATTAGATGTACCATTTGATGATGTTATTAGAGGTAATGTCAAGAAATTAGAGAAGAGATATCCAGGTGGATCATTCTCTGTAGAGAAATCAGAAGTTAGAGCAAAAGGAGACAGATGAGGGAACCTTATACACATGGAGATCTATCTGTTGTAGTACCAATGGATGATATGACATATATTCTCACACAATTATGGAAATGTAGGAAGAGTGAGAAAAAATGTGAGGACTTATATGAGAAGTATAAAGCATTGATACCAGCTAAGGAATAAATAAGAGGGATCATACCCTCTTTTTTAATGAAACCTGGAGATCTTGCCAAGTCAACTTTACATGATTTTGATTATCAAGGAAGAACTACTAAGTTCTTTGATATGTTGTTTCGTTTAAATGGAGAAGACAATAGGTTTATTACTAGTAAAGGTATTCTTCAGATACAAAGGATTGAATTACACATCCGTAAGAATCCAGGATCTAAAGCTAAGGATAAACAAGTAGAAGTTTTCCCTATACAAGTTCATAACATGCGTTATCTTGAGGAAGATATTAGATCTTTCCAAGATATGTTTATATCTGTACTAATTTCAAGATTGTCTGGTGGTAATGATATCTTTTTCATTTGTAGTTTACCTAAAAGATCATTAAATCATAAGAGTTTTACCTTAAAACTTGATGATATTTCAAAGATGCAGTTTGGTGGTCAAGGACCAGGTGGCAAGAAGGTTAATTTTGGTAATGAATATGAAGAGAAGTTAGCTGCTACTTATAAGATGTTATCTCAAGGTCAGGATATTGAAGGAAAACCTTGGGCTAAGCATGTTAACGTGATGAATGAACATTATGAAAACATTAGTGGTGCTGGTTTATCTTATGTAAATTGGGCAGGACCACAGAATACATCAAGACCTCTTGTGGAAAAATCAGGAGGTATTGTTATATCATCTGATGGTAAAACAGATGGTAAAATAGGTGAAACTATACAAGATATAATGGTACAGTATGGTGGAGATGCTGTAGCATATGATGATAAACCAGATCCTAATGCCACAACATATTATATCTCAGTAAAATATGGAGAGACACTTGCATTTTTTAACTGTGGTGTACAAGGTAAGGGATCTAAAGATGCTACTGCTTTCTTTGTTCATTCTGATATGGATAATGATGAGATAGCACCAGCTGGTCAGACTTTATTAAATATGTTTAACATTGAACAGCAACCTTTCATAGATATTTTTAAAAAATGGGGTAAGGGTGGTTCTGGTAAGAAACCTTACATAATTAATACTACTCTTACTAATGATCAGAAGAATGATTTAGAAGCTCTAATTTATAGTGGTGTTGGACACGGTTATTGGATGGCACATTTTGTTAAAGGTAGATTTGAGTTTTATGAAATTGATGAAAACTATTGTAACAGAGCTTCTACACTCAAATCCAACAAGGTTGAGTTACAGTATGGAGGTACGGATGGAATCAGTAAAAGAATTAATATGGTTTTTGCAACCCAGAAATATAATTTTAGTTTTAATATAAGAAATAAGCAAGGTGCTGTCTGGCCATCTCATACTAATGGAGATTATAAAACTAATACTACAACCCCTACTGTATAATGGCTAACGTAACACAATTAAAACATCTAGAACATCTTGAAGATGAAATGCTTAACTATGGAGTTGAGGGATGTAAGGCTGCGGTTAGTTTTCTTAAGGAATTAAGAAAAATGTTGGGTTGTGATAGTAGTACAGGAATGATGCAGACAAAATGGGATGGAGCTCCTGCTGTTGTGTGTGGAGAACATCCACTTACACATAGATTTTTTGTTGGAACTAAGTCTGTATTTAATAAAGAGAATCCAAAGGTTTGTTATAACCATGAGACTATTGATGGTTTTTATAGTGGAGATTTAGCAGATAAGTTACATGCATCTTTAAATATGTTTGCTGGACTTGGTATTAAAGGAGTAATTCAGGGAGATTTGCTATTCACAAAGAAGGATGTGAAGACAGAAACTGTTCATGGTGAAAGACTTTATACATTTAGACCAAATACTATTACTTATGGTATACCTACTGACCATGATATAGGAAAAAAGATTAAAAATGCAGAAATTGGTATAGTATTTCATACTACTTACAGTGGTGATAGACTCTCTAGTTTGCAAGCTATGGGTGGAGCATCTATAAAATCATTTAATCCTATACCAGAGGTAGTAGTTATTGATAATGATACACCAATGCATAAGGTTGGGTTAAATCATCAAGAAGAAATGAAGTTTGATGGTCATGTATCATCCATTGAAAAGATGTGTTCTGATTGTGGGTATTTTCTTGATGAGTTGGTTACTAATACTGGTAGTACAGGTGATGAGAAGTGGCATGTTGCATCATATTTAAAACCTTTTTTTAATGCTGAGATTAAAGCAGCACGTACTATAAACAATGCTGATACAGCATTTGAAAACCTTTATAATTTCTATTATGATAAGACTACAGCAATGCTTGATAAGATTAAAACAGCATCAACCAAGGCAAAGAAGAGTAAGTTAGTTCATAATAGTCAGAATTATTTACGAGATAATCAATCTAAGTTCAAATCATTACTTGGACTCTATAAGGAGTTACAGGAAGTTAAGCAGATGGTTATTGATAAACTAGATCATCTTGAAACTTTTAGGACATTTGCTCAAACTGATAATGGATACAAGGTAACTGGTCCAGAGGGTTATGTCCTACATAAAGATGGTGATATGATTAAGTTTGTTAACCGTTTGGAGTTTTCCTACATCAACTTTACTTTGGCAAAGCAATGGCGTTAAAGGGTAAAAGATGCTATTTTACATTTGGTAGGTTTCAACCACCTACTTCAGGACACAAAGATAACTTTGCTGGTGTCAAACGTACTGCTGCTGGTGGAGATTATCGTATTTACATTTCACAGACTGTAGATAAGAAGGGTAAGAATCCACTTCCACCAGATAGAAAGTTGTATTGGATAACTAAAATGTTCCCTGAACATAGAGGTAAGTTTCATAGTGGTCCTAGGGAACCTGTTTCTATTATGAAAGATCTAATGATGGCTGGTTATGATGAAGCAGTATTTTTAGTAGGATCTGATAGGGTTTCTGCTATGCAATTCCTTCACAAGTACAATGGTAACGATAAAGATTTTTCATTCCGTACCTTAGAGATTATATCTTCAGGTTCTAGAGATGCAGATGGTGATACCTTTGCAGTGTCTGGTACTAAGATGAGGAGAGCAGCATTTGCTGGTGATTTTAAGGCATTTCGTGCTGGTATACCCACTTCCTTGAATGATAAGGAATGTCATGCTATGATGGTAGAGATAGCAGCAAACCTACCTGCGAATTTTAAATGAAGGACTTTAAGAAGTTACGTGAACAAGCATTAAGACAGCACTATCGTAAGAAGGAAGTGTTTGTTGAGGGTGATGTGGTAATGAATGCTATTACAGGACAGAAAGGTAAGATTCATAGAGCAGGTGTGAACTATGTTATCTGTGTCACTGAGGGTGGAGAGATGTTTCGTGCGTGGGTGAAGGATATTAGGGATATAAATAGATCCTAGAAGACTGTCTATTATTTAAAATGGAAAAGCAGAGAGCCGTTAATACCGTCACAGCAAACGATGAGTATTCACAAAATTTGATGAAGATGTATGAGAACTGGATGGGAGGCGATTGCTTTCAAGGTTCTAACATCCAAGAGGATGAGATTCCTACTGGGCAGAAGCAAGGTGGTGGAGATGGTGCAGCATTCAAGACTGCTATAGGAGAACTTCCTGCTATAGAACTTGATAAGTCTACCTCAATCCCTGTGATACCAGAGTTGGGTGTGACTGATAAGACTGAAAAGAATACTAAGACACATGACAGTGCTAATGATGGTGGACCTCCTGTTGCTCTCAAAGGTTCTATGACTATTGGCCAAGGTGATCTTTCTTCTGGTGATAAGCAGACACATGGTTCTGCTATTCAGTATACTAATGTAGTCTCTAAAGAAGAGACAGAATGTGAAGATCGCAAGTATAAGAATAAAAAGACTGCTAAAATTATGTCCTATTATAAAAAATAAATTATTGAACACTTTGAAATTCGTGATCACTTGAAGAAGCTACGGCAAATCAAGCGTGATTTGAAAAAGGATCCAACTGGAACACCTTTAAGGAAAAGAGATAGAATTACTGTTAAATCAAAAAGATCAAAGCCTAGACAGAAAAAGTAATCTGTGCTACAATAGCATATAAGCTATGGAGGATTATTATGACTAGGAAACAAACAATTAAATTCACCATTAGGCAAGATGGAACTGTTGATGAGACAGTAGAAGGTGTCTATGGAGATGCTTGTCTAAATTTAACAGAAAAAATTGAAGAGAAGTTGGGAGTAGTTTCTTATAGAGAACCTACAGCAGAACAATTTCAAGTCGTACCTATTGATTTAGAACAGAATGTCACATTTCACCAAGATTAAAACATCATTAA